AATTACGAGCGTTTTGCTTCAAAAGCATTAAGTTATATATCCGACCATCTGGCTTGCTTGGATCTGTTGTAAGAAGTTGTTGCTGGCTGTAAATTCGAGAAGTGAAACGCTGCTTTGGCTTGGTCTTGGTTTTTAAGGTCAAAATTCTTTAATGGAATCTTATGATCAACCTCCCAGACTGCGCCGTAGTTACTCCAAGACATAGTTGGCGAAAACTGTTTTTCAATATAACTCTTTAAAAAGGCAGCAGAGCAGCCAATAAACAAATTAAAGCTATCTGTAACTATATCTTTCTTAACGCCCTGCATTACTTTCCAAAACCTACTTCTGGCATTTTGCTTTAATCTTAGTCCAAAATCCTGCCTTTGTTTTCTTCTGTAATTTCTCATGTATTGCCTATGCCTTAGATTGTTTTTCCTGTGCAATTTTTGCCGTTCAACTGACCTTATTCTAAACTCTTGGTCGTTGGCCCATCTCTGCTTTTTGTATTCACGGCCATAGTGTTTCTTTCTTTCTTTTGTTAAAAGAGCCTTGCGCTGCTTTTGTTGCCTTCTGAGCAACAACCAAGAACTAAAATGCAAAGGAGTATCCAGCCAAGCGCCCTCATTCTTATAGATAAACAGCCCTCTGCACCCCTTATGCAATTTACCAAAACGCTTTATCTTTGGATGCATCCACGAGCATTCGTTTATTATGTCTTTATAAAGAAAACCATACGCAGATTCCTTGGACTTATTTGTTTTCTTGTAATATCTGCTGGCCTCTTTTTGAAACTCTTTTGAGACACTTAGAAAAAACCCGTAATCACCTTTATCGTAATTCTTTTTGTTCCAATCCTGTTTGCTTAAAGATGCCTTGAGTAGGCAAAGCTCTTCCTGCGGTGGAGTCTGATTGTCTTTAAAAAAGCTTTGCCATTCCGAGGTATTTAAATTCTTATGCCTGTAAGCGGTTCTTGCGTGGCAGTTATTTAATTTTGAAAACTTCCAGACATGCCAATTAGGTAGAGCCGGCATGCCCTATCGGCTCTGTCAACTATAACCAATTGACATGTTATAATGGTTATGACGCAGACCGAATTAGCTAAAGAATGGGGCGTATCGCAACCATACGTAGCAAAGCTAGTTAAGAGGGGTATGCCACTAACAACCAAAGAGGAGGCGGAGCTTTGGAGGCTTGAGGCCAAAAAAAGGCCACATAAAAAAGCCTTTGAATCTCAATCCAATAATGAGTCTGAACCACGGCATGATTTCGCCAAGGCTGCTGGATTAGAGCTTGTTGATGAGGTTAAGCGTCTAGCTCAACTAGCATCTGAAATATCTTCCAGAATCGACATCTCTAAACCGGGCGAAAGGTCATCGTTAATACAAGATTACACAAGGGTAATTGATCAGTTGAGAAAGCTTAGGTCGGATCGCCCAGACATTGAAGAACGAGAAGGCAAAATGGTTCCAATTGATGAAGCCGACAAACTGCTTGCAGCCCGAGACAATGCCCTAATACCACTTCTATTAAGCATGCCAAAACGATTGGCCCCAATTTGTGTTGGCAGAACAGCATTAGAGATTCAATCCGAGGTTGAGAACGAAGTCGGTCAGATCATACGACAAGTTCAAGCTGCACCGTGACAAAGGCACAAGACGAGCTTCGCAAGCGTCTCAAGGATCGCTGGAACTACGAGCCACCGCCGTCCGTCATCGAGTGGGCAGAAAAGAACATCCAGCTAGATAGCAGGATCACCGCTCGCCCCGGTCTTTACTCAACCAAGTATACGCCTTACGTGGCTGGCGTACTTGAGGCGCTGGCCGATCCTGGTGTGCATACCGTTAGCCTTTGCTGGGGATCGCAGACAGGCAAGACGCTGACTCTTGCGATCTGGCTGGCGTACAGAATCGCAAACGATCCAGCGCCGGCACTGCTAGTAATGCCGAACGCGGATCTGGCTAGGAGCTACAGCGAAACGCGACTGACTCCAATCTTTGAGAAGTGCAAGCCAGTGCGAGCGCTTTTTCCATTCGATAGCGACGACTTCAAGATCTTAGAGATGCAGTTCACCAGTATGACTCTCAGCCTGGTTGGATCGAATAGCCCGGCCAACATCAGCTCACGGCCGATCTGCATTGCGGTACTGGACGAGTTGGACAAGTTTGCGCCACCGACTGAACGGGAAGCTGCCGCCTACAATCTGGCGCTAGAACGCACAAAGGCTTTCCCCAACCGCAAGCACGTGCTGACTAGCACTCCGACGTTAAGCACCGGCGACATATGGCAAAACTATCAGGCGGGAACGCAGGAAACTTTCCACGTCCCTTGCCATGCTTGCGGTGAATTTCAAGCGATGGAGTTTGGGCAGGTGCGTTGGGCAGATAGCGCACGCAATCCCGACGGCAAATGGGACTTACAGAAAGTGGGTGAAACGGCCGCCTACCATTGCACAAAGTGCAACGAGCCGTGGACTGAAGGCCACAGACGATCAGCCGTTGAGCAAGGCAAGTGGGTTGCGGCAAATCCAAACGCAGAACGCGGCAGGCGAAGTATGCGACTGCCTAGTTGGTACTCGCCGACCGTCACCTTCGCCGATTGCGCCAAACAGTTCCTAACCCAAAAGCATTATCTGCACGGCTTGCAGGGATTCGTGAACGGATGGAGTGCGATGCCGTGGGAGGACCAATTTGATGATGATAAAACAGTGGACATTCCCGCCGGCGCATTTGCGAAAAAGCAGGATTGGGAAACCGAACATATTAAACTGGCGGCCATAGACAGACAGATCGATGAGTATTGGTTTGTGGTAAGGGCATTCGCCAGGGATGGAACCAGCCGACTAATTGATGAAGGCCGGGCAAGAACGATCGAGGACGTGGCCCAACACCTACACGCCCTAGGTGTTCAACCGAAGCACACGGCGATGGATAGCGGATACGAGACGCACGATTCGTACAGAATCTGTGCCCGCTATAAATACACGGCATTAAAGGGCGAAGAGCGTCCTGCCTACTGGATCGAAACGCCACGCGGGCGAATGAAGTCGGTACACTCAGCAGAGCAACCCACTGACGCGGGCTGCATGCTTTTGCTTCTCAGTTCGCCAGCCTGTCAGGATCTGCTGGCATGGTTGCGACGAGGGCAGGGGCCACGCTGGGAAATTGCACACGACGTCAGCCCTGACTATCGCGAGCACATGAGCAGCCACAAAAAGGTGCATCGGATTAACCGCAAGTCAGGGCGCGACCATTACGAATGGATACGGATCAAAAGCAGGCAGGATCACTTATACGATTGCGAAACTTATCTGGCTGGCTTTGCCGTGTACGGAAAAGTCATTAGGCCGACCGCCTCGCTTGACGAGGAATCGTTGACACCCGTGGCGACGTGATGGCTATTTCCCGCAGACTCACGCGGGCAGTTGCGACGAACTACCTGGCACAAGCCTCTGGGGTTACCGCAAGCGCCCTGACCAACCTTGCCACTGACCGCAACGCGGCAATGACGGGCGCAGCATCAGGCCGTGCTCTGGTTGGATCTTCAGCGGGCGGACAGTCAGCCAGCTTCCAGATCGATCTTAAACCTACCGAACGGGTTGAGTTATTTCAGGCCGCAATCGATTACCTAAATGGCGTACAGGTCACACGCACTAGCGCCTCATTTTCTTATATTCTGGATAGCTGATTATGGCACAGAAACTTTCACTCGTGGCTCGGATGGGCGCAGGGATCAAAGCGTTCGGAGCTGGATTCGGTGCAGGCATCAGCACGTTCCAACCTTACGAAGGCGCAGGCTTTTCTCGTAAGCGCCCTGTAATTTATGGCGCCCATGCCCGCGACTCTCGCCTAGATCTAAACGAAGCGACACGGGTTGAGCTGCTAAAGCTCGCCCGGCACATGTACCGCAACGTTGGGCTAATCAAAGGGGCGGTGGATTCAATCGCCACCTATTCGATCGGTCCGGGACTCCGGCCGCAGTATCGCGGAGCAAACCAAGACTTTGGCAGGCTGTGTGAGGAATACTGGCGGGACGTGGTAGTGCCATCGCCCGAAGTTACGGGGCGTATGACTTGGACAGACATGCTGCTGGCGCTATCGCGATCGATCGACGTGGACGGTGACGTATTCGTCATCATGACGGAAAAGGGAAAGCTACAGATTGTGGAAGGTCACCGCGTTTGCGAGGGCGATGACTACGGAACTTCTGACGGCGTGTTCCTTGGCAAGCTCGGCGAGCCTACTGGATACTTAGTTCAGACCGGCGAGCTGTACCGCAAGTTGGGCGCAGATACCGTCATTCATTTGATGGAGCTGGAACGGCCTGATCAGATTCGTGGCGGATCTTCACTCGCTCGCGCATTAAACCACGTCCGTGATTTAAAGATGCTTGGAGAGTTTGAAAAGGACGCTTTAAAATTGCAGGGATCGATTGCCGCAGTCATCACCACCGACCAAGGCGACGAGCTGGCCGGGCAGGGTGGATTCTTTGGAACCGTGCAGGCTCAAGACACTGGCGAACCAACGATCGCCCGCGAGGAAATCACAAGCTCGGCAACCATCCCGCGCCTTTCACCTGGCGAAAAGATTGAGATGATCGGGCCGAACAGACCGCACGCAGGCTTTGAGCCGTTCGCCAAGTTCCTGATTCGTGACGTGGCCATGGGCCTAGGCTTGCCTGTTGAATTCGTTTACG